AGACCCTGCATTTGTAATATATCCTTCATCATTAGTCCATTGACTATTAGAACCGGATTTATTAGTAAACGTCTGAGTATTGTCTGCAGTCGTAGTACCTGTATTCTTAGTATAACCTTCATCATTTGCCCATTGGGAGTTTGAACCACTCTTATTGGTAAATGTTTGAGTATTAGTTGCAGTTGTAGTACCTGTATTAGTTGTATACTTTGCTCCGTTCGTTAATTGACTATTGCTTGTTATACTATTAGTAAACGTAATAGTTTCACTTGCTGCTTGATTTAATGTAAAATCACCTCCTCCTGAAAGACCTGTACCTGCTGCTAAAGTTATAGTAGCGTTACTTACAGTTGGCAAAGAGCCGGATGTAATATATCCGGCTCCGTTCGTCAACTCATTATTATTTGTCGGTATTGTAGCATTTGAAAATGCTAATGTACCTAGCTCTTGCCCCTCTATAGAAATCGAACCATCTACATTTAGTGGGCTTAAGTATTGAATAAAATCTGCCATTCTATAGTTTATGTTTTATAAAACTTATTATGCTCCTATTTTCTGCATCATATATGTTAATGCTCCATCTCCTGCAGCTACTCTTGTTTTAAAAGTAATTGTTTTGACATCTGTTCTTTCTACATTAACCATAACTGTTGCTCCGGTTGCAGTTTCATAAACTTGAACCATTACATTCTTAGTTCCAAAATCATGTGCTACTTCTGTAGTTGCATCAACTCCAAATGTTCCTGTCTGCTCTCTAGTAGTTGCTGCTACACAAGATTCAACTTCTGCACAGAAACTTGTTACTTGACTTGCAGTAATTGCAATGTCAACATCTGCTGCTCCTGTTACAATACCTTTAGCATCTACAGTTACTTGTGCAACCTTAGCTGCACTTCCGTATGTTGCTGCAGTTGCTCCTGAAGCTGCAAGGCTTACTGCTCCTGCGCTTACTGAAAGTCCACCTGCTGCAGGGAAGTTTGCAATACCTTGAATAGTTGCAGTTGCAACATCAATGTTCTTGTTAATCTCTGTCCAATTTGCTGCACTTGTAGGATTATCTTGATTAGCAATAATTAAATCACCAACTTCTAAAACAGGACTCCAAAATCCTTCAGGGTCTCCTGAACCTGCTACTGTTACTGCATAAGTAAATCCTTTAAGAACTGCTACTCCTGTTGGTGCTGCAGTTGTTGCATCATATGCTCCTTGGAAGATTAATGCTCCTGAACCTGCAAATGTTGTATCTACATAATTCTTAGTAGCTCCTTCTTGAGCTGCAGTTGGGTCAACTACATTACTAATTTTTTGTGTACCCATATCAAAAGCTACCGTAGGAGCTTTTAATAAATTTACATCAATATCTTTAAGTGCTACTTTTCCTGTTGTAAAAGCTTTTTCGCCATCACCACCCCAAGCACCTACAAGAAAATCTTCTTTTGTTGGAGCACCTGCGTAATCATCTACAGAGGTTGCATTAAATGCAATATCAACTGCACCTTTAGACTCACCTACTACAGTAGTAATTCCTTTAGCACCTTTTAGTGTTAAAGTGTCTCCATTACTTATATCAAAAGCAGTACCTGAATCTGCGCCTGCTTTGAAAGAACTCATTGTTCCTGCTGCATTACTTGATGTTGCAGTTACTACACTTCCTGTTCTAGAGAATGTAATTCCTCCTGAACCTACAAAGTCAACTACCGCACCTGAAGCAATATTTACTCCTGCTCCTGCTTCTGATTGTACTTTTAAAGCCCAACCTGAATATCCTGCCGGTACTGATGCCCAACTGCCATCTCCTCTTAAGAAATTAACATTGTCTGCTGCTGCCGGTGCAGGTACTGCTCCTTTTAATCCTGCATCTGTTCCATCTGCTCCTGTGAAAGCATTAATCGCAATAACCGGTGTAGCTCCACCTGTTGAAGTTATTGGTAATGTTCCTGATACATCTGTAACTGTTCCTCCACCTACTGCAGTTGCAATTTGTCCAACTGTAACAGTCTGCATTTTAGAATTTCCTTCTCCATCGGTAAAATTAACAAGTAATTCATTTGTTGTAACTAAGGTTAAAGATTTCCCGTCATTAGGATTTGCTAAAATTAAGTTACTAGCTCCATCAGCAACAGGCTTAATTGTTGTTGTTGTGCCTGAAGTTACTGCAGAAATACCCGTAGTACCTGTAATAGTTTCAATACTACCACTACCATCAAGAGTTACGAAAGTAGAACCATTATAATAATTAAGACTCTTTGAGCCTGAATCATAATAAAACTGACCTTCTCCTAATATTGCAGCTCCTGTTGGTGCTCCATCTAGTACTTGTGCAAGTACGTTCGTAATCTGTGAACCTGATAAATTAAGGTTATCTAAAATTTTTATTGCCATGATATTGTTTTTTTTTGTTTAATTTAAAAATGCTTTGCCCGAAAAAGGGTTGTTAAATGTTACTGTTATTTGACTATTACTATTATAAACTACATTACCGATTACAGTCTGTTCTGCTGAATCGACTATGGTAACAGAAGCAAACTTATTTAAACTGTGGTCTATTACCCACGTTGCTGCTGCCGTGCCTTGAGTAAAAACTTCTGTCTTGTCTCCGGACGCAGCATTTACATCATATTGTAACAAAGATATGAAATAATCTTTAGTGTTTTCTAAAGTTCCATTCCCTGTTACATACGTTAAACCTATATCGTAAAAAAGATTATCGTCAACTTGTTCTACTGCGGTATTCCACAAATAGATTCCAAATATACTTACATCACTTACGTTAGATATTAAAACATAAGAACCTATTAAAGGATTCTTATAAAAATTTGAAATATTTAGTGAAGCTCCCTGACTAGCATACTTTAATGAATTAATACTAAAAACTAATTTAGAAACAGAACTAAAAGTTTTAGGTGCTGCCTCATCAACGTCTAAGCTAATTGAAGCTTTCATTCTATTTGCATCTGTAGCACTTGCTTGATACTTAAACCTTAAGGTTTGTGAATCTATAGCTGCTGAAGTGTTAAGCCAATTGCTTACACTTTCTAATGAAAAATTTACCGTCTTTTTTTTATTTGTACTATCCGAGCCAATCCATTTATCTGCAGGAGCTAAATTGGTGTCTAAAGGATATGTGGATATTCTAGCCATTTATAATTGTTTTCGTATCATGCAAAGATACGTTTTTTTTAATATTACTTTTTCTTGGAAAATGAATCCATCATCTTCTCCCCTGTTCGTCCTATTACATATCCTCCAATACCTAATTGAAGTAAATTCCAAAATTCATCTTCAAGTTCCGGAATAGGTAGTCCAAACAATGGAGCTACAAATTTTACGTAAATAACAATAAATCCAAAGGCTAACATAAGTATGGGTCTCCAACTTCTTTGTAGCCAATTACCTTTTGCTTCAGCTACAATAATTTCTGTTTGTAGTTGTTGAAGCTCAAGTTGTTTTTCTTTAAGAACTTTAAATACTTCGTTCTTTGCCTGTATACGTTCTTCTTCAGAAGTAAATAGTTTATCTATTACTGTTCCAATTTCACCTATAACTCCTTTACTAAACCAAGTTAGAATCTTGTTCATAATAATTACTTATCCATTTATATTCTTCTGTGGCATTATAACTTGGACATGCCTTTGCAGAAAACTCATTGTGTCCGTATACAATTGAGTCACAATGTTGTGATTTCAATAGTAATAACAAACTACTTAAACTTTCTTTTTGCTTTTCGGTTCTTGTATCTTTAGGTGTTTTACCATCTAACTCTACTCCACCTATATAGCATATCCCAATACTTTTTTTATTGTGACCACGAGTATGAGCACCTGACATTTTAACATCACGCCCTTCTTTTATTGTTCCGTCTAAAGAAATGACATAATGATATCCTATGTCTCTCCATCCTCTCTTTAAATGCCAATCTCGAATTGTATCTACGCTAATATCTTGACCTTCTCTTGTGGCTGAACAATGAACTATTAGTTTATTTATTGTTCTCACGTCTTTTTTTGTCCATTAAATACCAACGTTGTGCGGTATATCCAATAGTTAAAACAAGAAGAAGAATCTTTAGAACGTTGTCAACATGGGTAAATGATATTGTAAACGCAGATGCGTTTAGTAAATAGAGTTTTATATCTGTCATATCGATTTTCATCTTACCAAATTGCTATGCAATTATTTCTAGCTGCTTCAGTTGTGCCTGTTGAATATAATTGCACTACTTGAACCGGTAAGCATTCTCCGAGCTTTACGTTAGTAAATGTTACATCATTTCCTGCAGAGGTTTTAACCCTTACACTTACTGCTCCTGTGGCAGAACTACCCACATATAATAAACATGCTTCAGTTGATGTAATCGTTCCTAATTCAGCATTAGGATTTGTGAAAATTTTATATGAATCATTTGCAAGAGCTGCAGTTCCAAAAATGTCTGCATCTAACATCATTAATTTGTTATCTCTAACTGAAGTTATACTTGCCGCAGTTAATGCAGTAGTATTATATACGATGTCTCCTGCAGTAACTCCTCCTGCTTTGTCAAATCCGTCAACAAATAATCCATCCTCATCTGAAAGTGCAAATGGACGAACAATTGAGTAATTAGGAAGTCCTGTTGCAAATACATTAGCAGTTAATCCTAATCCGGCAGGCCCTGTTCCGGTTATAGTTGCAACTGTATCAGGGTTAGCAGTAGTGTTAAATGCTAAGTCATTAACTAAAACAGGTAATGGTGATGTGTTTGATTGAAAATTTACGCCTGAATTATCTAAAAGTTGGTCAGTTCCTAAACTTGATACTGTTCCTGATATTAAAGGACTTGCAGTTCCTAATAAAGTATAGACTACTCCTGAAGGAATTGGTAATGAATCACTTGCAATAACTTGCAAAGCTACTCCGGTATTAATGGAATTTTTTGGGTAAGGCATTTTCTTTTTTTTTGAGGTTAAAACTCGTTATTTATTATTATAAGGAACTGCCTTATTAAGGACTTCCTTTCTTTTGTTACACCCACAAGGTGTACCTGTTACTTTAGAGATGGCTTCAACTACCGTTTTAATTCCGGTAGCAGTTGTAATTTTTTCAATTGTATCTCCTAAACCTTTAGATTTCATTAAATTAAATTTATTTTACTTTTTTACACTCACATATTTTATTAGGACAATCATTAACCCTAAACATTAACATAAGCATTATCTTATTCCACCTGCATTTTACTGCATGATTAAAAGAAACAATTTTCTCTCCTAACCAAATCAATCCTTTACCCATTAATAATGAGTCTTGATATTGTTGTTGTGATAAGGCATTGACTTATCTGCTGAGTATTTTCTTTTACCCATTGATTTGCTCATTCCTTCAGACTCATTTCTACGAGACTTTAATGATTGAGACTTTTTTCCATTACGAGAGCCTAAGCTATCGTCTAAACGTGAATTGTATCCTTGCATAATTTCTAATTTTTATTTATTACTTTTTTTTCCGCTACACTTCCATCTCTTACGAGATAAATTATTAGGAGTATTAGGGTCGTTTTGTTTTTTCTTTGACAACCTTCTTTTTATTCCTAAACTTCTTGCACAATAGCTATCACCTTTAGATGTACCGGGCTTAACTCTTGGCCCTCCTCCTTTAGCTTTACCTGCTTGTCCATAGCTAACTTTTTTACCTGTTGAGGTAACTTTGACTTTCGCCTTACCCTTTCTTGGTGTAGCCATTCTTTACTTTTTAGTATGAGAGTAACCTTTTTTCTTTAAAGATAAATGGTCTTTCATAGTCTTAGCTACTTTTTTAATTCCTGTTTTACTGTACATGTTATGTACTTTAAATTTTGTAGCCATTACTTTTTCTTTATTGTTTTAACTTTTCCGTTTGTAGTTCTAGCATATGTATGAGTCTTTGTTTCTCTTATAAGAGTACCCGAATATGTTTTCCCTCCATACTTCCAACTTACTTTCTTAGCCATTAATAGTTACCTGTTTTTGTGTGTCCACAAGTTTTGTAAACGCTATTAGCGATTTGTTTGTTAGATGGTAATCCAAATTTCTCAGGCTTACCTCCCATGCTTTTGCTTGCTTCTGTAAAATACGGTTTTAATTTTCCACTTTTTTCCATGTTATGCGTATCGAGTTTTAGTTGGTTTGGTATTATTTGTTCTTCGTTTTCTTCTAGACCTTTTTATTTTTGTCTTGCTTGCTAGTGTCTTAAGGCCTGTTCCACCTACGTTCGCAGGTGCAGGAGCGTTGTTGGTCGAAGGTTTGCTTAACTTGCGTTCCTTCATTCTTGCTGCTTTAGCTGCTTTCAGTCTTTCTAACGCTGACTTTGCATTGCCCTTTTCAAGCTCTTTTTTTCGAGCTGCTTGATTTGCGGCAATACACTTTTTCATTTCATCACCCTTTTTACCGGCACAATTCATAATTAAGTATCTTTGTTGCAAAGTTACTAAATTAAATCTTATGTTTATTCCACGTAAAGAACCTCCATCAAACTACTTAAAATATTGGAGAGTCGTTAGATATTTTATTCAAGCTAAGTATAAACTAACAACTGCAGAACTCGAGATGATGTTGTTCTTGTATGATGAAGATTACTTTAGTAAAGACAAGTTTAAAGAATTTGATGAACTATTGTCTTGGGATGTAAATAGGTTTGATAAACTTTTACAAAATGGTTGGATAAGCGTCTTCCGTAAACGTTCAGGAAAAACCAAGGGATTGTACGAAGTGTCGTACAAAGGAAGACGTATGTTGAGTACGATGTATAAAAAATTAAACGGAGAGGAAATACCTGAGTCCCCCTCCGTCAATCCTATATTTTTAAAAAATGTTTCTTACACCGACAAGGTGTATCGCAATATGATTATTGAAATGAATCTGTTTATAAGACAACAACGACATCTTGCTCCTTGATAATAGTAAATGTATTATCACCCAATAACATTGTATGTCCTGCTCTTGAATCATAATAGATATCGTCATCCTGCTCAATAACAGTTACATCTGTTCCGGGGAAAATTACCATACCTTTCTTATATCTTAATTGATTTACTTCGTCTGCTCCTAAAAGCAATCCCGAACCTGTTTCAATTTCTTCTACTACTTCTTTGATTAAAATGTATTTACCTATTGGTTTCATATTTTCGTATAAATTATTATTGTATCAACTAAACATTCATTATTAGTGCAAGTGTAGTTAGATACGATGCCCTCTTCAGAGTCGTCATCGCCGCCCCAAATTATTTCTTCCGCACAAACATTACAATGAATTTTCATTCCTCTTCTTTATAGACTTGGAATAGCACAACAAAAAACACAAATAAACATATGAATCCCGTATACACCAAATCTCCTATCATTAGTCTTTATCTTCGTATGTACGTGCCATTGTTATAATAGCGTTAGTAGATAATATTGTTACGGCAACTGATACTGCATTTTGCAATGCTTCTTTAGTTACTTTCAAAGGGTCTATTACTCCCATTAGATACATGTCTCCCCAAACTCCTGACTTAACGTTTAAACCATAACTCGCATTATCGGCATTCATTTCGTTGAGTTTCTTTTTGTCTAGTCCTGCGTTTTCCCAAATTTGATAAAGAGGTGAACGAAGAGCGTTAGCTAACATCATGCCTGCAACACTATCGTCTTGCTTTAAGGATTCTTTATATAGAGCAACTCCTCCTCCGGGAAGTATACCTTCTTCTAATGCTGAACGTACTGCACATACTGCATCGTCTACTCTATCGTATTTTTCTTTTTGTTCTAAGTCTGTTTTACCACCAACATAGATTACTCCGATACCACCTGTCAAAGATGCTATACGTGATAAGATAAATTCTTTATCATGTTTAACTACTGATAGCTTGTGAGCACCCCATAACTGAGAAACTCTTTCACTAACCATTGCATCTAATGTGTCGTTCTCTTTAGTTTCTTTTAATATAATAGTAGAGTCTCTACCTACAATAACCTTGCTTGCAAAACCTAAATCATCAAAGCTCATGTGACTTAAGTCATCACCTGTCTTTTCAGAAAAATAAGTTGCACCTACTGAGATTGCAATGTCATTCATTAACTCATGCTGCTTGTATCCAAATTGTGGAGGTGTAATGTTACAGACCTTAATGTCACGTTTCATTACGTTTGCTGCTAGTGTATTAATAACTGTACCTGTAACAGGAGCAATGATAAGCAGTTTCTTTCCCTCTGAGATAATTGGTTTCAGTATGTTCTCAATTTGGAGTACGTTGCTTATCTCTGCATCCGAGACTAATATGTGAGTGTCTTCAAAGACACACTCGTCTTTCTTGTGGTCGTTTATAAAAAGATTAGATGTGTAGCCTCTGTCAATCTTTAGTCCTGTGGTAGTCTCAAAGAATGTTTCAGACGTTTGGGAACGGTCAACAGTCACGATACCATTTTTACCAATATCAGCATACACCTTTGAGATTATGTTTCCAATCTCTATATCATTGTTTGATGCTATAGTAGCAACGTGTTTCAATTTTGTTTTTGTAACTGCTTTAGAACTTTTCTTTAAAGAGGTAACAATTGCTTTGGTCTTCTCTACGATTTCACGTAAGACCTCAGTCTTGTTTACGCCATCGGTAATACGACTCATACCTTCTTTTACTAAAGACTCTGTAAGAACAATCGCCGTTGTAGTTCCATCACCTGCTGCGGTAGCCGTTCTATCGGCTGCTTCCTTCATCATCTGAACCGCAAGGTTCTCTACAGGGTCTATCAATGAAACTGCTTTAGCAACAGTAACTCCATCTTTAGTAACAGTAATTCCGTGTGTGTGGTTTGGCGACTCTATTAGCACGGTCTGCCCGGAAGGGCCTAACGTTGACTTAACTGCCGAAGCAATTGTGCTAATTCCTTTAGCTAATTTGTCTCGACCTTCTTGGTCAAACTTTAAATTTTTTGGAGTATATCCTATTTCAGTCATAATTGATTTGATTTATGAGTCAAAGATACAATAATATAGAACAATAAAACTAGGAAAACGCCTATAAATATAGGTTTGTTTAAGTATAGTCTAAATGTCAGTATGTCTTTTTGTGGTTTCCCTATAGGGCTAGTAGTATTATAGGTATAATTATAATTTACTTATAGAACATTTAAGCTTTAATATTAGCATTATCGACAACTACTTAGAAATCAGTTAGTTATAAAACTCTTTACGTCACAATTCGACATTAAAACGACACAACAAGGCACAAAAAAAGGGAGGGTAATCACTCCCTCCCTAAAATCAATCATACTAATCAATCAACTATCTGTAAAATCCTTTACGACCTTCTGCTAACTCTATACCGTCAGCAATCATATTGACTTTCTCTACTTTTTTCATCGCCTGCTTTATATTTGCAGCCTGTTGTATGCCCGTCATCCCCATAGGTCTGTCGTTTATAAGCCTACCATTCTTAATAGTAAGACCTCCTGTGTTTTTATACTTCATGATTTCTTTTTTACAAATATACGAAAAAAATATTATCAGTTATATGTAGTGTTTTGGTTCTATACCGTCACACGCCGCACCTCCGCCTCAGGGAAGTCAGTTTTTTTGTCAAACTTTTTTCGATTTCCAAAATTTTTTCCCTCTTTTTTTGGCGTTTTTATGTAGGCCCTGCCCCTGCTATGACTAGGCCCTGCCCCTCTGCGCTCGAGCCCCTGCCCATGCACCTTCTTGCCCCTGCATCTCTGCCCGCTTGAGCCCCTGCTCCCGCCATTGCCCCGAGACATGTCGAGTAGTGTCCTTGAAGACACAAGGAGGAACTCCTTAGCCCTTTGGCCATGTGTTTTATACCTAAACAAATCTTGGGGAATAGAGCGGCGCATTTCAGCCCATATAATTACTTATAGAATTAGACAATTATTAAACTAAAATTGCCTATATTTACACTGTAGGGAATAGGTAAACGACCAAATCTCTCATAACAGTCTGATAATCAGACACATAACTAAAATCTAGTAATATGAACCAAGAATTATTATCAATCGAATCGGCATTCCTTAGACTGCCACAAGTACAGGAGTCATTAAACATGGCCGACATCAAACGAGCAAATCGTAATGTGCAGAATGCTCAGAAGAAAAAATTTGAGCACACAATCACAATGTCCAAGCTAGTATGCAATGCAGTAACATTTTTTGAATCAAGTGCAGGCATCGAATTATTTGCAGAGGAAGGTATCCAATGGACAAAAGCAGAATTAGGTTTAAAAGTATTCGGATGGCAGAAGAGTTTTTTCTACAAAGTAGTTAAGGTAGGAATGCTAGACGATAGAATTGTAGATGCATTCAAAGTAAAATGTGAGGAGAATTCTGACATTAGAAGAAGTGTAGCTGAGTTGATAAAATTTGCATCAACAATAGATTTATCTACAATAGAACATGACATCGATGCAACAGACGAAGACATTGCAGATGCAGAGCAAGAAGCTATAGAGTCAACAGAAGTTGAATCAGAAGAATCAGTAGCTACAATATTCACTCTAGCTTACAAATCTGATAACGGAAACGTTGCAGTAAGAATCAATGAGAACAATGAAGTAACTACAAGAAACGATAGAGAAGCGATTATGTCAGCTATCGAATTCCTAACTAATTTAATCTAAACCAATTTCAAATGAAAAATCAAGAACTAATTTTCAGTAACAGTAGCAGATTCGATGACATCAAAGAAATCTTCATGCAAGATGATATAGACGAGATTCTAGTTACACAAGACATTCCTGCATTCAATCTAAAAGAGGAAGATGCAAATGCAGATGTTGTAGAAGATTTCAATTGGATATCTGTAGTTGATTTCGGAATGAAGAACATTGTTTGCGAAGCATTTTACCAAGTTGAGACAGTAGCTTATGACAAGGTAACCGCAGTAATTATTCGTTATAACGATACAGACTGCGAGACATTCATCAACAAAAATTTTCGCTTAACTAACATAATTTATTAATAGTGTCTTTGAAGACACTAAACCAAAACCACCACGATATGACTAAACAAGGAATAGAATACAAAACAGAAGGAAACAGAACAAGAGGAATTGTTCAAGGTTATCACTCTACCAAATACCTAGGATTCATTGACCACAGTAAAGGTGCTAAGAATTCTGACATCGCTCAGCTACCTAAGAGAGACAGAGCCAACATCACTAATGTTGCAGGAGATTGGGAATCAAAATTTACCATTGGAATGGAAGTTGAGAAGGCTAGACTGCACAGAGCATCTGTGAAAGAGCATGCATTATTCGCAGGATTTGAAAAAGATTCTTCCTGCGGTTATGAAGCGATTACACATATCTTACCATTACTTGGCGCAAGCACATGGAGAACAAAAGTATTTTCCATGATGCACGATGCAGAGAAAATCATTGACGAGCAATGGTCACAATCTAATTATAAATGTGGAGGCCATATCACAATGGCTTGTGAAGGAATGGATGGTGAAGAGATTCGCAAAGCAGTACGTAAAAACATGGGAATCTTTTATGCTCTATTCAGAAAACGTTTATCAAACGGTTACTGCAAGCATAATATTTTAATGGAAACTAGAACAGGAGGAATGTCTAGATACCAAGCAGTATTAGTTAAATCTAGCACAATAGAATTCAGACTGATATCAAAATTTCAAACTGTTAAGCAGATGATGAGACGATACGAACTATGCTACGAGTTGATGAATTTCTCTATCAACAATCCTAACGGAAGCCATGGTGCTTTCCTTAAGAAAATCACACCAATCATTGTATCGATGTATGAAGGTGACATGTCTAAAGTTGCGTACATCTTAGACTTAGCAAAGCACATGAGAAAGTACTTGACTACAGGAAAGGTAAACAGACAGGTAATTAACTTTATTGACCCTGCTCGTAATATGAATGCGACAGACTGTTACGACAGAGAGTTACTGAGAAACGGATACCGAGCATAGCATCCGAAAATCCTAAGCAAGATTTAAAACTGCTTTCTGTATCTAGGTGTGTACCTAGGCTGACGATTCCAAAAGGATGAAACAGAAACCTTAAAACTATTACCAATGAAAAAAGACCCGTATAACTTATTATTTACGATTATCGGAAAGACTATAATGGTCTGTGTTTGTTTATTCATCTATTCATCTGTGGCTAGACTATGCTACACGATAGCAGTTGATGACGTTAATACTTTTGCACAAGGATTTTTCTTCCTCGTCTTTATAACATTCGTCTCAGCACTAACTTATGTATCAGCAGTATTAATGTTCACCGAATTATTTAAAACCAAAAACTAATCATGAAAAAATCATTCAAAGTATTCAGTAGATTAATGGCCATATCATTCGCCATAGTAATACTAATAAACCTAATGTCTTGCGGAAGTACTAGACAATGCAAGAAGCTACCTGCCTATGGTTGGTACAAATAGGCTGAAATCCGAGATACTCAGCTATCAAGTGATAGGAGAAAGTGTCTTAGGAGTCATTTATGAAGGCCGATTTTCGGCCAAAACAGTAATAATCACTAAAATCAATCAAATCACCATGGAAAGACAGAATTACTATAACGTTAGATATTTGGGAAAACTGATAAAAGTTATCCCTGCATATTCTAAATGGCAGGCAATCGACAAATTGTATTCAGAAAAGATTCAAGCGAATCCTATGATGGATAGAAAATTATTAACCGCAGTAAAAACTAAAAATTAAGATGGGAACAGAATTTACATGGACTGAAATCAAAGTAGAACGTTACGCACAATACTACTGTAACAACGAGAAATGGTTTAGCTACAATGGAACAGAGAAATCTCAGAAGAGGTTGTATGATTTCAAGCAAGCCTATACGGAAGAGGTTGCGAATACACGAGCCGAAAACGTAACGAAAGCATTAGATATCCTAAAAAGGGAAGGATACCAAGTGTCTAAATTAATTGAAATTGTTCCCGAAAAATTATTAAATAAATAGATATGAAACTAGAAACTGTAAAAATTAAAATCTGTACCGATAGTCTAGATCAATACCACATCGACTGTCCAAATTGTGACATGTGGGAATCGTTAGGCATTGATGACCCAAGACACATGCTGAATGCATTACCACTCATTGAATGGGTTGAAGAAGGTGAGGGCGCAGAAGTTAGCATTCATGAATGTTCTGAATGTGAGGCACGCTTTAATGTTCAATGGGATTATACTAATATAAAAGATGAACACATATGAATTATGACAATTGGAAGTTAGCATCACCTGATGAATATTATCAGGTAAGTAGATGTTGTGGCGCAGAAGTTGAAGACCCAACAGAGGAAGAACTCGAAGAGGACTTTGAGCATGAATACAAGTGTGTAGAATGCAACGAAGGTTGCGAAGTACAAGACTTAGATGAATACCAACAAGACAGGCACGAATCTTATTTAGAAGACTGTGCCGATGACGAAAGACATGAAAGAAACCTAGGTAGCGACTAGGTTATGTCTAAATTTTGTTGTATCTTTGTATAAATCAATCAGAGGTCTGTGTCTTCAAAGACACTCCTCACAAATCAAATCAAATTATGTGTGTTATTATCATTAAACAAAAAGGTAATGTGATGTCAAGGGAAATCGCCAGGACATCATCAAAAATTAATCCTCACGGATTAGGAATCGTATGGCTAGATACTTTCGAGGTCAGCTATCACAAATCAAAAGAGTACAAATTACTATTGACAGAGAGACCATTCATTGCTCACTTTAGGTACGCAACTGTAGGTAAGGTAGGACTGTCAAACACTCACCCATTTACATGCGGGAACAACAAGGACGAACTGCTAATGCAGAACGGAACTATCAAGGGCATCGGAACAGATGCAATGTGCGATAGTAAAGTATTAGCTATCTCACTTGGAAACATTAAGAGGCAGGATTGGAAGACAGAACTAGAGCAATACGACTCAAGGTTTTGTACCATTAACCTTAGGACTAGGTCATTCCAAATTTACAATCGTAATCTATATACTTATAGAGATGGTGTTTGGTATTCTAAAACAAATGTATTGCAGGACAATTTGGTTGCGGTGTACGGAACTCTTAAGAAAGGGTTCAGCAACTACCATGCATATCTTACGAACTCAAAGCACTTAGGTAGCGGAGTAACAAAACAGAAATATCCATTGGTTGTTAACGGGTTACCTTACTTACTACCACAAGTAGGAGTAGGTCACAACGTAAAGGTTGATGTCTTCAAAGTAAGCGACTTAACTTTTAAGAAGTTAGATAGCTTAGAAGGTCATCCAAGATGGTACAAGCGAGAAGAAATAGAAATCAATATGGATGGCAAACCAAACCTTACTTGTTGGGTTTACTTTAATCCTATAGAGGTTGATGAGAAAACAGAATTTGTTCAGTCTTTTGAGTACACTAAATTTCAACTCCAACAAACGGCAGGAGATGTGCAAGATGATTTCGCATCTGAATCTGAAGACCCAAATCAATACCAATATGATATTGATTGGAATGATAATGAATTTCCAACGAATGAAACTCCGACATGTATAGATTGCTTTGGCGATGTAGAGCATGATGGGTTTAGCAATTATTACTGTTCCTCTTGTGGTGGGTGGTTCAAGGAAGACGAGGTCTTGAAATATCAAGAGTAGTCTTAAAGGGTAGTGTCTTCAAAGACACTATCCTCCGTATCAAGATGTTTGTCTTGGCTGATGATTCCATAAGGATGAAACGGAAACTAAATACTTTTATAATGTTAGAAAAAATTATAGCAAACCTAGAGCGAACAATAAAAAATGGAGGTAAGCTAGAGGTTATTACTGTATTAAAAAGAAAACTAAAAGAACTAAAAAAAAATCGAAAACATGAACTATAGCGAAATACAAAAACTAAAAAAATCAGAGTTAAGAGAATTACTAGCAGTTGCTAATATTAAGTTAGCTACATTAGAGAGAGCGAACGCCACATTATTAGCTGATGTCCCTGCTCCTCTTGTCGTTCAATTCCATAATCAGATAACGGAGATGGGTTTCAAGACATCAACCGCAGTAGAGTCTTGGAAAGACACAGACAAAAAATTAATTGACGGTTATTGGTACGTAAAGATATCAGACTTATAAATAGGTTATGTCTAAATTTAGTATTATATTTGTTTAATCAATCAACAAAATCAAATCAAATGGCAGAATTAATTATGAGCGAAGGCACGGTAGTGCCTAACGCAGACGTAAGCACCTTAAAGAAGATGCAAAAGTTAGTACAAGGATACATAGAATTTGTATACCTAGCTGATGGAAAAATACTTGTAGTAAACGAAGACGGAAGAGGGAATCCCTTCTTCAGACTTAATGTTAAGGCCTCAGAAATTGCAGGACAAGACATTGTAGGAGATGCAATTCTCATGGAGAAACACGAAATAAACTAACCATGAGAAATACGATACTAGAAGAAATCAGCAAACAAAAATTTACCACGAAAGATGGTAAGTATATCCAACGACTTCAACAGATGTTGGACTTACCTGAATACTGCGTCAAGCATTTTCAAGACACAGGTTCAATCACTCCTATTCCCGCATTCCTTTTACAATACACGGATACAATACTTCATCCTAAATGCACCAATGTTGTGACATACATAGGAGGTCATTACATTCAAATGCTAAGCGATGGAAAGTATTTTATCAATCAACACGCTGCAGGGAACATCTTATACAGGAGAGGTAGATATTCAAAATATTTACATAAACTAGAATTAATCATATTTAATAATATAACATGAGTAAAGAAAGAATCGAAGCAGTAACAGACGAGGTTTGTGAAATGCTATTAGAAAAGAATGATGCGTATGGTAACTCAGCACTTGAGCCAATAAACGTATTTAGTAAGGGTAATGCAACGCAATCATTGTGTGCAAGAATAGATGACAAGTTAGCTAGAATTCAGAATGTCGGGCTAACATCAGAAACAGAAGATACTTTGTTTGACTTAGCAGGCTATTTAATATTACTTATTGTCGCACTCAAAGACGAAGAAGAGAAATCGGAAGATGAGATTAATCACTCAGATAGTTATTACTTCCACAAAAATCAATCATCAACAATCAGACAAAACAACTATGAAAAACCTTTCGGAAAATAAAGACACGGTGTCGTATCCAATTAGACACGATAGTGTGTCTTCAAAGACACAACCGAACATTGTTAGCACGCTAACAAAATTATTTGAATCATTCGGCGAGATATATAAAGCTGACTTTAACCCCTTAAACAAAGAAACAAAATGAAATTAGATGTATTTAATAACTATGTAGCAGAGGTCTGTAACCGATTTGCCATAGATGAGGAAACCTTATTTGTTAAATCAAAACGAAGAGATATAGTAGATGCAAGACACTTACTATATTACTTATGTTACACAAGACCAATGCGAATTGTATACATCCAAGAGTACATGGCTGACAGAGGGTACACTATAAACCATTCATCAGTAATTCACGGAATCTCTATTGTTGATGGCAAGCTTGACACAGATAATGATTACGTAGAAACGGTTAAAGACATTCAAAAATGCAGTATACTTTAGAAGATATATTCCAACAAGCAGTAGAGGATAATTACTCAGTCGAACTAAACGGTAGAGGATATGAGGCAAGGCTTGTTTACGGAATTAAAATCGTAAGAGATAAAGAAACAGAAGACGTTGTTATCTACAATACCGCAGTAAACGGAAGCTATTATCACGAACTCCCAACCGAGAAAATTAAATTATTTACTGAAAACTCTTGGAGGTACGGAGTATATATATTATCTTTGTCTAACTATCGCTCAAAACTAGATATGATTGAGCATCGTATTAAGACAGAAATCAACGGCAGGAAATCCGAAAAACAAATCACAGGTCTCAAGTCGCATCGAGAAAGAATCCTCGGTAAATACACAGAAGTAAATCAGAAGTTAAATCAATTAAATCAATTCTAAATCAAATCAACTATGACTAAATCAAAACAAACTACGTTTGAAAAGCTATCAGCTATTAACGTGAACTCCAAAGTGGAGAAGAAAAACAACCTTACTTATTTATCTTGGGCTTGGGCTTGGAGCGAAGTAAAAAAGGCATGCCCCGATGCAACCTATCAAATGGGAGAAACTACATACGATGAAGCGTTAGGCTTCATGTGTAATTCTTCTGTAACAATTGAAGGCGAAACATTAGCGATGTGGCTACCCGTAATGAACGGTTCAAACAAGGCTATGAAGAAAGTCTCATACATTCATAAAACAACTTACAAGGAAATAGAGATACAAGCTGCTACATCTTTTGACATCAACAAAACAATGATGAGATGTTTGGTTAAGAACTTAGCTATGTTCGGCCTTGGTATATACATCTATGCAGGAGAGGACATGCCTGAATCAGATGAGCCCGCTATGGTTACTACTCCCGAGCCTCCAAAAAGAAGAAAACCTTTAAAGGAAAACGACAAGAATTGGAAGGTAATAATGGCATGGTGTGAAGAGAACAAGAAGTTAGGTGCTATGCCACTACTTACAAAAGTACAAGACAGAGGTTATATTGTTTCAGCAGTAGTTAAAAGTGCAATAAACGCTATTGTTGATGCTAAGTAATATGGATAGCATATTAGAAAAGCTAAGAGACGACAAGGAATATTATGGAGCATTTGGTAAAACCTATATGTCTAACTCAGACATAGGTACTTTACTTTCTAATCCTACAGAATATGGCGTTAGCTTACCCGACAACACTAACTTTGCCAAAGGCAGATACTTTCATCAACTAATACTTGAGCCATCTAAAGCTAAGGATGTAGTCTTTGTAGAATCCTCATCGAGGAATACTAAAATATACAAGGACTATATTGCAGAGGCAGAATTAGAATTTGCATTACTAGAAAAGGAAGGCGAAGAGATTCGAGGTCTTGTTACCAAAATGATGAGTAACCTAGATATGTATGAGATGATAAGAAACTCAGACAATGAATATGAAGTACCTGCCGTGGGAGAAATCAAAGGCAGGATGTGGAAAGGCAAAGCAGACATAGTAGGTTCTTCAATGCTTTATGATATCAAAACTACATCCAAGATTGCAGACTTTAAGTGGTCAGCAAGCCGTTATAATTATGATTCTCAAAGCTATATTTATCAAAAATTATTTGGGAAGCCTCTTATTTTCTTGGTAATAGATAAGCCAACAGGCATGATGGGTGTTTACAGACCAACAGAAGAGTTTCTAAAAAGAGGAGAAGCTAAAGTAGAGAAGGCTATTGAGGTGTATGATAATTTCTTCGGAGATAATCCAACAGAAGATATAAGCTCATTTTACTATGATGAATTTCTTTAAACCCATAGTGTCTTTGAAGACACTATTAACTAAAAACAAAAGGCGTGTGATGTGGTTGGAAGCTCCAATGGACTGCAAAACACGTAAGGAGAAAGATAATCTAATCCTAAATACAATCAACATATTGGAGCAAAACGTAAAAATCAATTAATTATGCAACAAGACGAAAAAATTTTCGCAGATGGATTCTCTTTTAAGAGAAGAGAAGGTGCTCCCGAGTTTGTTATCGGAAGACAATCAATCAAGGTAGATGAAGCAGTAGCTTTTCTAAAGGCCAACGTAAAGAACGGATGGGTCAATCTTGATATCAAACAATCAAAAAAGGGAACTTACTATTGTGAGTTAGATACATGGGAAGCAAAGCCTCAAGCAACTGCTAAACCACAAGCGGCAGAGCCTGAAACAGGTGACGTACCATTCTAATCCTTTTACAATAAAAACGAGGGGAGGACTAACTATCTTCCCCTTTTTTTATCTAATAAAGTGTGTCGAATAAACCAATATTAAATCCCTTACTACCACAATGACTATAAAACATAAATATTACTTCTTACATATTACGTAAAAATAATAGACATTAACGACACCTATACTGAAAATCAATCACTTACAAATCTATAATCAACATAAATCGACAAAAAAATGACATATAACGTCACAATCTTCAAAAACATTAAAGAGACTGAAGCACCGTTTCATAGAGAACTATCTTACATACTAAAGAGAATAAAGGATGGAGCAACAAAAGACTTAGTAAAGAAAATACGAATTGAAACTAATAAGACAGAGAGGAACGAACTAAAGAAAAACCTACCTGCTATTTGTTTTAGCGGAATGTTCAACAAACGAAATGATTCTTCGCTAATGGAACATAGTGGAATCATATGTTTGGACTTCGATGGATATCCAAAGAAGAAACTTCTACTAGAACATAAGGCAACTTTAACAAGGAGCAAATATGTTTACTCTGTATTTATATCACCATCGGGTAATGGACTTAAGGTTTTAGTTAAAGTACCAACTGATGTAGACAATCATAAGAACTATTTTAATTCATTAGACAGACACTTCGATTCTGAATACTTCGACAAGATGTGCAGTAATGTATCTCGAGTTTGTTATGAATCATATGACCCTTTACTTCACGTAAATGAAGGTTCATTGTTATGGGATAAAATAGAAGAGCCTGAATATGTTGAGGTAAATCAAACAACTGATGCTCCAAGTATACCAATCACGGATGAGAATAAAGTAGTAGAGATATTAGTAAAGTGGTGGGTAAAGAAATATCCAATGGTTGAAGGACAAAGAAATCAAAACGTATTTGTTTTAGCTATGGCCTTTAATGACTATGGTATTAATAAATCATTAGCAGGATATGTTCTTAACCAATACATAACTGCGGACTTCACGCAGTCAGAGATTAATAGAACTATAGATTCGGCGTATGCAAATACATCAAACTTTGGTACTAAGTATTATGAGGATGAAGACAGAATCAATCAGATTAAGATTAAGCTAAAACGTGGCGTATCAAAAAAAGAAATCCGCTATCAACTGCAGGAGTCAAATGTTGATAGCGAGACAATAGATTCGGTTCTTGATAGAGTCGAGAAAGAAAACTCCATAGCTGATTTTTGGACTAAGACAGATAAAGGTGTTATCAAAATAGTACACGTTTTGTTTAAGCAATTCCTTGAGGACAATGGATACTATAAGTTTTGTCCCGAAGGAGGGAAGAGTTACCTGTTTGTTTGTGTTACAAATAATTTAATATCACATACATCAGAGAAAGAAATAAAGGATTTTATACTAGGACACTTAATTGAGTTAGATGACTTAAGTATATACAACTACTTCGCTGACAACGTAAGGTACTTTAGAGAGGAATTCCTGACACTTCTAGGAACAATTGACATCTACTTCATCGCAGACACAAAAGAGGCCTCTTACCTGTACTATCAGAACTGTGCAGTTAAGATTACTAAGAGTGGAATAGAGTCTATTGATTACATAGACTTAGGAGGTTATGTTTGGAAAGACCATGTTATAAATAGAAAGTTTACCGAGTGTGAGATGGTTAGTGATTACAGGACTTTTATATCAAGAGTATGCGGAGATGATGAGGCGAGAGTAAGAACAATGGAATCAACTATTGGCTTTATGATGCATGGATATAAAAACCTAAGCTACTGCCCTGCAGTAATACTTAATGATGAAATCATATCAGACAATCCCGAAGGAGGAACAGGCAAAGGTGTTTTTATGAATGCATTGTCTCAGATGAAAAAAGTAGTAATCATAGATGGTAAGCAGTTTGCTTTCGAGAAATCATTTCCTTATCAAACGGTATCAGCAGATTCACAAATATTAGTATTTGATGATGTGAAGAAACACTTTGACTTCGAACGATTGTTTTCAGTAGTGACCGAAGGTCTTACCTTGGAAAAGAAGAATAAAGATGCAATCTCTATTCCGTTTGCAAAGTCTCCAAAGATTGCCATTACAACTAATTATGCTATCAAAGGTTCGGGTAATTCATTTGCTCGTAGAAAGTGGGAGGTAGAACTATTTCAACACTACAATAAAAACCATACTCCTCTTGACGAGTTTGGTAAACACTTTTTTGCAGATTGGAACGAAGAGGATTGGTGCGGTTTTGACAACTACATGATTAACTGTTTACGAACTTACTTAGGCACAGGACTTATTAAAGGAAAGTTTGTCAACTTAAAAATAAGACAACTCTCAGCAGAAACATCTCACGACTTCATCGAGTGGTGTGGATTGGTTCAAGGTCATTCAGCAAATACTTCATTAGAAATTAATGCAAAAGTAATGAAGCAAGACTTATACTTCGACTTCATCGGAGAGTATCCCGATTATGGGCCGAAAGCTAAAATGACTATCAGTAGAACAAGATTCTATAAGTGGTTAATTAGTTATGCTTTATTCACTACAGGTCAGCAACCCGAAGAAGGAAGAGACCCAACAGGAAGATGGTTAAGAATTAAACCAAGAGTATTGCCAACACAATCAGAAATGTTTGATGCAAATGGAAACTGATGTAATAGAAAGACGACTAGGCTTTTCAAATGAGATGATGTACAATCAATGCTCTTTGTTAGCAAACATCGTTAATAAAACTGAAGAGGTAAAAGTCGGTAGAGGAAAGAGTGCTAAGGTTATTCATAAACTGAAATACACCACCGACAAAGCATCTCTAGATAGAATAAACAGAAGCGTTGAACATTATAAGAATCTAATGGAATCTAAAAAATCAAAAATAAAACTAAGAGAATACCAAAAACAAATAAGTAGAGATGCTTGCTTAAAACTATACACAAATGGATTTGTATATCTTGCTATGGAGGTAAGGACAGGCAAGACCCTAACAAGTTTAAGTATGGGTGTGCTTACAGGATGTAAGAACTTATTGTTTATTACAAAGAAAAAAGCTATCAGTAGCATTGAATCAGATTATGATTTACTAGCTCCTGACTATGAGATAACAGTAATAAATTACGAGAGTATACACAAATTACCCGAGTCGGGTAATTATGATATGATAATTCTTGACGAAGCGCATGGCATGGGAGCATTTCCTAAACCAAGCAAAAGAGCTAAGCAGGTAAAAGAATTGATTGTAAAAAACAAATCATATGTTGTTTTACTTTCGGGAACTCCAACTCCCGAGTCTTATAGTCAAATGTATCATCAAGTATATGGAATCCCTAAAAATCCTTTTACTTCATTCAAAAACTTTTACAGGTTCTGTGATGAATATGTTAACGTTACTGACAGAAAGATAAATGGCTTAATGATTAGAGACTACTCTAAAGGTCTAGATAAAATTGTAGAAGCCATGAAGCCACATACGATTAGCTATTCTCAGAAAGAAGCAGGGTTTAAAGTAAATACTCGGGAGCACACATTGTATGTTCCTATGAGTGAACTAACATATAAACTAACATCAACATTAAAAAGAGATTTAGTTATAGAGGGAAAAGAAGAAACCATATTAGCAGATACTCCTGTTAAATTAATGATGAAGCTACATCAAATGTTTTCGGGAACTGTTAAATTTGAGTCAGGCAACTCTACTATACTAGACTTATCTAAGGCTGAATATATTTATGACAACTTTGGAGACGCAAAAGTTGGAATATTTTATAAGTTTAAAGAAGAACTTAAAGCTCTCATGCAGGTTTATGGAAAAGAAAACTTAACCACAGAGCTTAGTGTCTTTGAAGACACAAATAAAAGCATAGCCTTACAGATAGTTTCGGGCCGGGAAGGAATTTCTTTACGCAAAGCTGAAGCATTAGTTTACTACAATATAGATTTTAGTGCTACAAGCTATTGGCAATCAAGAGATAGAATGACAACTAAAGATAGATTAGAAAGTGATGTGTATTGGATATTTTCAGAGAAGGGAATAGAAAAACAAATCTATGCTGCCGTAAGTAAGAAGAAGGACTACACAGTCAGACACTTTAAAAGAGATTTATTATCTTAGCTGAATGGCAACAGAGCAACAGATACAGAGTAAAAGAATCAAACAATTAGAAGAAAAAGGTTACTATGTTCTTAAATTAATCTCTACCAATAAAAATGGAATCCCTGATATTTTAGCTATACCGCCTGACTCAAATGTATTGTTTAGTGAGGTTAAAACACCCAAGGGCAGGCTTTCAAAACTGCAGGAATATAGATTAAAAGAGCTAGAAACTTATGGATTCAAAACAGAAGTATATCGAGGATAGTAGATTCGAAGTAGAGGATTGGTTTGCAGAGAAGATGGCTCGTTTAGAACATGAAACACAAAACGAAATCATTTACTCTATCGCTACGCATATTCATTTCTTTCCTAAAGAAGAAGGATGGACTCAAGAAATTTACGGGGTAGTAAAAGAAGTAAATTTATTTTACGCTCTTGAATACCTAAACGAAAAAGGAAGTATACCTATCGTTTGTGATATACATTTTGTAGATTCAGATGAGTACTTAGACGCAATATTACAAAAGAAAACAATCGAGACATATGAAATCAAGAATACCCGCCCTACCAAAAGAAGTAAATTTAATTATAAAATTAACGAATGAAGTTTATAAATGCAACTTACAAGATTCAGGCAGACAAAGAAATAATGTAAACGCAAGAATGACATGCTCTTATGTTCTTAGACAAAGAGGATATGTTCTTTCACAGATAGGAGGCTTTTTAAATAAAGACCACGCAACCATTCTTCATTACTTAAAAAATGTAGATTGGTATTTAAAGACAGATAAGATTTTTCTTTCTTGCTTTCAAAGAATAACCGAAGAATTCAATAATGACTTTAATCCTGTACACGCTATGGCGTTAGAGGAATTAAAAAAAGAAGTTTTTTCTTTGAGAACCGAATTAAAAGAATTAAATTTGGAAGTAGCAGGACTAAAACTCGCTCTATCTGAGACTAATAAATCTAATGGTCGTGTTGAAGTTCTTGTTGATATGGTTAAACAAAGAACGAGATTAGGAACAGAACGAGAAATAGAAGGCAAATTGCACAGATGGTACAATGGAGTATACAATTAAAGATGTAGAAAAAATTACTGAGTTTAAGACTTGGACTGTAAAGCAGAAAACAGATGCTTTACTTTATATTGATTGCAATCAGTATTGTAACCTAGGCAAAGAATCTTCTAAGACAGAAAAAGAATTAGTTAAAAAACAATCTAAAAAAATATATACCTTAATTAAAAGAGTAGACCATGCAATGGGAGAGCTTTTTTTACAGTCTATAGACAAGAGGTAAAGAACATGCAAAAATCACCATCAGCTTATGATAAGGAACGACTAACTCACATCAACCTTCTGATGGATAACATCCACGACTGCACCGCCGAGATTTACGAATCGCTAGTAGACCGAGAGTTTAACAATCTAAAACTTGTAATACCAAATCTAATATCGCAGTTAAAAGAAATACAAAGCTCGATAGAAGATGATATTTAAAAAAAAACAAGAAATTAGACCAAGGATTAGAGACAATAAAAGGGTAGCATACGAAAACATTACATCAGAGGAGCGAAGAATACTTATCATAGGAGATATTCACGCTCCTTTTACGTTAGAAGGTTATCTTGAGCATTGCAAAGAAACGTATGCAAAATTCAATTGCAATCAGACAATTTTTATAGGAGACATTTTGGATAATCACGCTTTTTCATATCATGAGGCAGACCCGAACGGTTATTCTGCAGGCACAGAGCTTGAGATTGCTATAAAAATGATTAAAGAATGGTACGATTGTTTCCCCGATGCAGATGTAATAATTGGGAATCACGATAGAATGGCATCGAGAAAAGCAATGTCAGGAGGAGTGCCATCTGAATGGATTAAGTCTTATAATGATGTTTTAAAAACCCCTAAGTGGAATTGGACAGAGAGAATTGTTTACGATAACGTTCAATTTGTTCACGGAGAAGGAGGTACTGCAAGAACTAAATCAAAGAATGATATGATGAGTACTTGTCAAGGCCATATTCATACGCAGGCTTACGTTGAGTGGTCAGTTGGCAGAAATTTCCGTGTATTCGGAATGCAATGCGGCTGCGGAGTTGACTCTAAAAGTTATGCGGCTGCCTATGCAAAGAACTTTAAAAAGCAAGCAATTGGCTGCGGAGTTATAATAGGAGGACATACTGCGATAAACTCTTTAATGAATCTATAGATGAATCGTAAGGTTGTAATCATATTGATTTGCCTTTTATTATTAAACAGTTGTGGCCCTTTTAAAAAAATACCTAAAGATTCGCCAAAATACGCACAATGAGATTTGAATCAGAGGTAGACTTGTCACGAGAACAAAAGGCTATAAAAACATTTGTAAATACATTTCAAGGCTCGTTTAAAAAACTAGACCCTAATGATATAGACTTTAGAGTGTTTGATAAAAACGGAGATATGATTGCTTATGCCGAAGTTAAAGGTCGTCTTAAGAAATATAAAGATGCCTTTCCTTTGCCCGTAGCAGCAAGAAAACTTGTTAAACTAGCGGACAAAAGACTTAACCCTGTTATGATATGGGCTTGTGACGATGGTATTGTATATGCAAAAGTAAATCAGATAAGCGGTACAATAAGATGGGGAGGCAGGCTTCCACGTAAAGGTTCTTACAATGACCAAGAACTAATGATATATTTTAACAGTACAAGTAGTTTTAAATATATTTCCTACTGACCACCATATATACTTTTCATTAACTCTTTATTCATTTGTTCCATTTGATAATTAACATCTGTAGTCTTATCAATTTTAGGATACATTGTTTTGTATAACTCAGGGAACAGTTTCTTTACATCCGATTTATTCATACCCTTATTAACAGGTTTTTTCATCATATATCCCGGTCTGTAAGACTTGGTTATACCCATTAAGTCATAAATATTTTCGTCTGAAAAATCTCCACCAAAAGTTTTAAATAAAGCAACAGGAGCAGTTGTTTGAACACCCGCAGCTAATTCCAATACAGGAACTATTACTTTAGCAACAGATGCCTCACCTTTCTGAGCCTCTACAATACCTTTACTTACTCTTCTAAAAACATTTGTAAACGGATTCACACCTTCACTAACAGGTCTACCTTTGTTACTTAAAGGTGTGTCTGCATTATTTAGAGCTTCTTCAATTGCAGCTCCTATTAAAGGTATTTGATAAACTAACGAAAGGCCTGTTGCAGCTAATTTAACTTGTCTCCAAGCTTCATCTCTTTCTTCGTCATTACCTCTTAGTATAGCTCCTGAATATGATGCCATGGTAAACATAGCATTGGCAGCCGACCAAGACAAAGCTAAAGCTCTAACGTCTTTTGTAAGAGGAACTTTCTTTTGAGCAACTTGCGAGTATATATTATTAGATGAACTCATTACTTTATTCATAAGTAAAAATATTGTACTTCCAAACATTGTAAAGAACCTACTACCTGTGTCCGTACCCTGTTGAACTCCAACTTTCTCAGAAGCTCTTCTTGTTTGTTGTGTTGAGTTATATTCGTTAAACTTTTCAAGAGCTAAAGCTGCATTCATTCCGTTTTTAATATTTCTATTGTAAGCTGCTTTATAACCAAGTACACCTAAAATATCTCCTGCAACAGTATTAAATCCTGCTGCCGTATCAAAACCACGAACACCTTTACCTAATTTATCTTTTCTGTTTTTATATTTAGGAGCGTTTCTTCTTCCACCTGATTCTAATCCAAACGTATCTCCTTCTAAACCTCTAACTAAACGATTCTTAAAAGTACCTGACATTGCTTTAGCTTCTCTTATTTGTTTTGGAAGAGTTGCTAAAACCGCAGCATAATCTAACGCCATTCCTACCATATCTATTGCAAGGTCTACTCCCGGAATTATTGTCGTCTTTCTTCCTAAGTAACTATACTCTTCAAAAGCTTGTATAAATGAAGATGCTTGCTTAACTACTTGAATAGGTTTAAATGATAATGCATAATTTACAAATCTACCTTGCAACCAACTTGTAGCATCTGCATCCATTTTAGGGCCTGCAGTAGGATTAATCATATAAGATAGACTACGAGAGAAAAGTTTGTCAGTTGCAGTTTCTCTTAAAAGAGTATTAATTGCAGGGGATTTTAATACAGTATTCATTTGTTTTACTGTAAGAGCATAAGCTTTATACCTTTCCATTGCTTGAATGTGGTCTTCAACTACTTCTGAAAAATCAAAACCTAGAGCTATATTCCCTGTAACATCTGTTCTGTCTTTAAGAGAAGGAGCAAACTCTGCAGAAAATACTTTAGCAAAGTCTCCGCTCAACATATCAGCAGCCGTAACTGTACCGCTTAAAGTCATAGTAGGAAAATAGTTCTCTACTTTTCTTAAACCAATATCGTTTGCTTGTATGTATACTTCATTTACACTTTCAAAATAAAAGTTACTAAAGTAATCCATTACCATGTCAGACATAATCATATTGTCTTCCCCTACAAACTCTTCTAATTGTTGCATCTTAGCCGGTGTGAATCCCTGTGCTCTTAGCTTATCTCTTTGGATTTTGTTTTTCTCTAATGAAAGAAGTCTTAAAGCCTTGTCTTTAGTTATGGCTTTCTCATCATATGTATTGTCTGTCTTTGAATTTCTTACATTAAGAATACTTATTGTGTCTTCACCCAAAGAATACTTCCAATCTTTCCAAGTCTTAAAGCCAAGCTTCTCAGCCATAGCATTTATTTTGTCCTCTTGAACAAAAACTCCTGTGTAATATCTTTCGTCCGCTCTGTTTATACCTTTATAAACATAGTCTTGAAACATGTTACCTCTAGTTCCTCTGTCTAATACATTTGCTAATGTTCCAAAATGAACACTTGTATTACGTAAGTATTTTTTTAAACCTGTTGGCTCATACTTTTGGTCGGCTGCAAATTCTGATAAGAATTCTGTAATCCCTTTAAATAAACCTTTATCGGATAGTGATTTTCTTATACTTGCTTTTGCGTTTTGTAGTTCATTACCTTCTAAAAGCTTTCCGTTTTCACCAAACAGTTCAGGAAAGTCTCTTTCAATCTGAGCATCAAACTCTGCTACAATTTTCTCAGTTTCAGCTCTTCTTAATGCTCTTCTGTTATTTAATCTAGCTATAGATTCTTTTGCAGTAGCCTTGGTGTCTGCTAAAACTTGCTCTACTTGATAGTAATCCATTGCTGCTATGTCAGCATAAGTATCATATGCTAATTGCTTGTCCAACAAAAATCTTTCTTCAGAAGATATTTTCTCCTTGTTCGCTAACTTTTGATTTATTACATCTATTTGGTCAGCGTTAATGCTTTTATCAAAAGCAGTTAATCCATCTATATCATTAGCAATAACCATATCTAAAACTTGCTTAGAATAAACAAAATACCTTTGTCCATAAGCATCTACTCCTTTGCCACGTATCTTACCACTTTCAGTTTTTTTGAATTGAGCTTTCTTTTTAACAGTAGCTAATAAGTCTTTAATCATATTGGTTCTTATAGTCTCTCTTATAGTAACTATATCTTCCATTAACAATAAAGCTTTTCCTTTAAAGTTTTTTTGATTTGTAGAGTTAATTGTTCTTAGTAATTTATCTACTTGACCTTTTGTGTATTTGGTATTCTTAGGTAAAAGTTTTCTAACTATATTTCTTAATCGTTTTTGAGCGTCAATAAGATTATCAGCACCAATCTTTTGTTGTTTAAGATTGTTTCTAATTTCAGCGATTTCTTTACTAACTGTTGTGTTTGCTCTAGTACCTAATACTCTATCAAAACCTACACGTAATTCTTGCTGAGTAACTTCTGCTTGAACCTTATAGATTGAACTTTCCAATAATAAGTCTTGTGCTTTTTGTCTTACCTCAGCTAACGTTCTTTTTCTAGGATTTGGAATTGCTTTGCCTGTTTCACTATCAAGAAGCACACCATCACTTTCTACTGTTGTGTTTGCGTAATCATTTACTTTGTCTTTTAACTCGTTAAACAAAGCTCTTCCAACATTTACACCACCTTCAACATTAGTAAATTCTAAAGGCATTTCAAGAAACGCATCAATATGAACTTTCATAGCAGTATTAATTGCTTTAGCAGGAAATTTTCTATTCTTTAAAACAACTCTAATTGAAGCATCACTAAACCCATTCAGCCTGCCCTGTTCTATAATACCCTGCATTGATTGACCACTACTGAAAGCGGCTTCGGGATTTTTCATCTGAATCAACTGAGCATCAGTCATCTTTAATTTCTTTCCTGCAAAGATGTCTGCGAGTGCAGTACCTAGGAATTCATCTAAAGAGAGGGCTTGAATCTGTGCAGGAGTTAGGTCATTAGATAGACTAAATTGTTCTTTAATTGATTTCCAAATACCAAGCAACCATTCCTGAAACTTAGACCTTAAAGATGCATCTGCAATACTTTGGCCCTTATTACCAATAAGAATTGCCATGGCTTCATTGGTAGCTTTTTTAATGTCACCGTTGAATATTACTAACTGTCTAGCAAACTCTGCGTCTTGCTGCACAAGCTCTGCTCCTTTATTATAAATAGCAGTTCCTTTTTTAGTAGTCTGTAAGTAGTCTGTCCATACGTGCCCCATCTCGTGGATAGCAGTATTAAATAATTGAGAATCTGAATTATGTGTTTGTGGATTTATATAAATATCTCCATCAACTGTAACACCATAAATTACTTCGTTCCCTTTTAGGTATACTTTAACTCCGGGAGATTGTATTACATTTTGAAAGGTAGCTGCATCAGTAGATATAGCGACACTTGGAAAAGACACATTTAAAAAGTTTATTAGTTTTGTTGAGTTCTCAATGTTACCTTCTGTTACTGCACCTATAAATTCTAATCCGGGAAGTCCGTTCTGAACACCAACCGTTTCAGTTAGTATAGTTCCTACACTTGATGGTTTTAATTGACCTTCTTCTAAAGTCTCTTGTCCTTTTTTCTTTTTACTATTTTCTACTTGTTTAGGAGTAAATGTTTTTCCTTTAGCTTCATCTTTAGTAAGACCAACTATCGCATTATTAAATGCGGTAGGGAATGCATCTTGAATAGGAATCGACTCTTCTAAAACTCCAATGTTTCTTCCCCTAACTCCCCAATCATAATTGGGATGGTTAGTTTTAATTACCTCCGGATTTAACACATCAATACCTTGAATTGCAACCACACTTCTTTGTGGTACATTTTTCATTTGTGGGTCAGTAATTAAATCAGTAATTTCAGAAAGAGACAGTAATGTTCTACTTTCAGCAGGCATGTTTTCTAATAAGATAGAAGGTACTAAAGAATTTGGTTTACCTGCATTAGTTGTTTCTCCTGCTCTGTTAGGAGAACCAAACGCTATAGTCTCTAACAATACTCTACGTGAGGGTAATGTTAATGTTTTTAAAATTTTAGCATCTAAAAGTTGTTCAATGCTTTCAACGCTTTGAGCCTTACTAAGCAACTCTTGTTTTTGTTTAATTGTTTTACTATACGCCTTAGATGTTAATTCAGAAAGTTTAGCTCCCTTTAGACCTATACCTGTTTCTACTGCAGCTTCTAGCTTAGCTATATCAATTGTAGTTTGTTCTATAAACGCCTCTAAAGCTTTTACTTTATTTTCCTTAGGTATCTTGGTAAGATTATCAGCTAAAACTCTAAACGTTGCTTCGTTAGATAGCAAAGAACCTTCACCCATTTTTACAACAGTTAAAGGAACTAATCCGTTGTGTTCAGGATTTTCCTTCCACCACTTCTTAAATAAAGGAATGTTTGCCATATAAACTTCCTCTGCTTTAATAAGCATATCATTGGCTTCTTTTTCTGTAGTGTTAGCCCATGCTGCTCCTTCGTTTCCTTCTGTTTCAGTAAATCCTAAACCACCTTTTAAATCAACAATAACATTTCCTGTTTCAGGATTTGTAATATTACCTGTAGTAAGTTGGTCTGATATAGTAAATACTGTAGGAATACCATTTATAATCTGTAAAGAAGCCGTTGTAACCGGACGGTTTGTTCTGCTGCCTAACTCTTTACCGTCTATAGGAACTCTTTTACCTGAGTTTACAACAGTTTTTTCGTTACCCGACACCATTGCATCCATTCTATTTAATTCTAGCTCTTCAGCTTCAATCTGAATGTCATTATCAATGTTACCGTCTAAGCCTTCTTTCATTCTGAAATCAACTTTAGGCCCGTCATTAAGTGAGTTTTCTAAATCACTAACTTCCTCGTTTAATACTTTTGACTCTGACTTAAGTTTTTTTGATATACCTTTTATTTGTTTTTTTATTTCAGATATATTTTCTTTTACTTCAACAATATTATCTTTAGCCGCTTGTTTTAATTCTTCAATAGCATCTGCCTTCTCTTGCTTAGGCATTTTCTTTTTCCTAGTCTCTGCTATATCAGTTTTAAGTTCTTGTCTTATGCTAAGGATTTCGTTTTGTTGGTCTTCAATCTCTCCTTCAAAACTTGCAACCTCTTCCTCTAAAGGATTTATTTCTAATCCTGACTCTAACGAGTTCTGCCCGTCATCTTGGACGTTGGCTTCTTCGTTAGTTTCTTCGGCAAACTCGTTCTCGAGGAGTACTCGTTCTCCCACCTCTGTGCTATTTTCGGTTTGTTTTGGTGCATCCACCTTCTTTGTGCTTGACTTACGAATGGCATCTTCTTCTTTTTTAGTGGTTATTAATTCATTCAACTCTAATGCAACTGCAGCATCATTGAATACGCTTATGTCTGTACTTTCAATTTCTTTTTGTGATAATGATTTTATCCTTTTAAGAAACTCTTCTTTATTATATCTCTTTCTGATACTTCTACCAAATCGATTCTTTTCTGATATTGTATATCTAGGCACTTCTACTCTTACATCTGTGTCTGACGTTTGTCTTCCTGAAAAAGTTTTAAACTGAAGATTTGTTTGCTTATCTACGCTTCTTAGTGTCTTTGAAGACACTATCTCTGCTAACTCGTTTTTAATCCCTTTGATTGTTTCGCTAAAAATCTCTCTTGAATTAGTTGTTTCTGAAAGTTTTTCTTTAGCAGCTAACAAAGCCATCGTTCTATTTTCTAAAGCAGGGTTATTGCTAAAATCAAACTTGCCTATAGTTACTCCGTTTGTTTCAAGTAAAGTTCTTGCATCTTTTCTAAGACCAATGTTTTGATTTATTCTTTGAGCAGACTCAGGGCTAATCTGTCCTAGTTCAAGCATACCTTGAGTCCAATCCGCAATCTTCTTACCTGAGTAATTTGATTCAGCCATATAAGCTATGTCTTCAAACTGCTCTGCTATAGTTATGTTGTTTACATTTCTTCCATCCATGTACATGTTCATAGCTGCAAAAGGAGCACTCATCCCTACACCACCTATAATTTCATCCATGACCTCAGCCATGCTTTCTTCTTGACCTGCAACTTTTTGTGCTAGGTATTCTCCTAGTCCTTCAGAAATTGGGTCAAGCGTAGCAACACTTGCTAATCCTGCTGCAACTCTTGTAGTCCTAGTTCCTAAAGCTCCTACTTTAAATAATCTACCTGCTAAACCGAATGATATTCTATCAACAACACCTATCGTTAAACCACGAGCTAGTCCTATTCGTTTAGCTTCTGCCCATACTTCAGGGTCTTTAATTGCGTTAACTAATTCATCAGCATCTTGAGGCTTGTAACCTTGATTAGATACTGCTTCATAAAAAGAATTTGTATATTCTAAAGCAACCATCGTAGTAGCAACTCCATTTTTTAATCCATCAATACCACCTGCTATAAGTCCTGCTCCTGTTGTAGCAAAACCTAGAGGCCCTGCGGAAAAACCTGTTGCTCCCATAGTACCACCTACTGCAGCCTCTGCAGTTACTGCTGCTCCTACAATTTTTAAACCATATGGTAACATTTGACTAATTGATTGAGCAGCCATACTCATTGCTATTTCAACAGGGTCATCATAAAAAGCATCCATTCTCTCAGAGTAACTAAGAGCACCATGGTATCTACTTAAAGCTCTTCCTGTTGGTTTACTTTGTTGTATATTTTTTTGATTTACAATATACTCTGCAGCTTCTCGTATTGATAAGTCATCTTCCATATCAACAATACCCATGGACATTGCTAATATTTTTTGATTTGCTTTTCCGTTTGCCCAACCTCCACTCCAAGAACTTGAGAATGAAGCCCAATTATCAACAAAAGTTTTACGTGCGTTTCTATCAACCTTGGCATCAAGATAAGTCTTAGCTACTTCAAATTTTTGTGCAGCATCTGCTTTCCCAAACTCAACCTCAGCATTTCTAACCAATAAGTCGTTTATTCTTATTTCTTCTGCAGAAGTCTTTGGTTTATAGTTTTGTAGTTTTTCTCTACTTACTCCAAACTCTGACAACGTAACTTCGTTAAGAGCAGTTGCTTCTTGCTTGTATACATAGTTAGATTCCGCAGCAATTTTTATTTTACCTTTTAATTGTTTTTCAATTACTAAATCAAAATCTTCTCTTACTCTTCTAAAGTCAGTATCATTTACTGTTTCTCTTAGTTCTTCAGCTTGTAGATTAAGCTTCTCAGTATACTCTAAAATATCTTGTCTTCTTCTTCCGTTTACATATAGAGCACTATATTTTTCTGCATTTTCTTTACTTAAATCTTCTTCTCTAAAAGGCATTTCCTCTGTACCAAAACCACCTTCATCATTGAATACACCTGCGGTTTTTGCAAGGTCATAACGTTGACCTTCAATAAACCTTAGTTCATCCATTATATCTTCATAAGCATCTAACTCAGTTTTGTAAGTGGTATAATCAAGTCCTCGTTCTGCATAAAATGCTTTAGCTTCCCCGTCTACAGTACTTATGTTTTTCCAAGAACCTTCTGCAAATTCTTGTGCTGCTTCTTCTGTGTCAAAATTAAATACCTCACCTCTTTTTTTGGCTTCTTCATAAGCTTCCATTCCGCTTTTTTCCATCCACCATCTTGGGTCACTACCATATGTTTCTCCTTTTGGAAAAAGGGTAGGGTAAACCACTTCTTTACCGTCAATATTTGCTGATTCTAATAATACAGTAGATTCTGTTCCGTCTGCATTAATACGAGCAGTTCTTCGAATATTTGCTATTTTAATAGCATTATCAATTACATCTTGTTCTTCGTCTGATGTTTGTTGATTTTGAGGACGAGCATAATTTGAAACAAAGTTTTTTAATTTTGAAGCCTGTTCTTGAGTAACAGATTCTAAACGACCTTTACCTCCTAAGATTATTGTTTCTCTTTCTACTGAGCCCGGAGCAATAACCTCTAATTTGTTTGCCCCTGCAGCTCTAAAGATAAAACCATAGCTACCGTACATTGATGTAAAGTAATCTACTGCATCTGTTTCAGATTGAGATATAGTTTGTGAAGTTGTGTTTTCTAATGCGTTTACAAAGTCTTCAGTTTTAAGTAATTCGGCTAAATTTGCTTTGCCTATTTCTTTTTCAGCAGCCAATGTTGCAGCCTCATCTGCTTGTAACTGTAAGTTAGCGGGTTCGTTTGCTTTAGTTTCTTGTAAGGTTAATTTAAAGTCAGCAGCCCCTTGATTATTAGCTTCGTCTATTGCTTCCTGTGTAGGATACATGCCTCCTTGTCTTCTGTCATAAGGAGACTCATAATCCGATTCGCCTATATTAGTAGGTACGTATTCAGGTTCTTCACGATTCGCAAAAGCTTCAGGGTCAAATATTGGAATTTGTTCTTGATTAGTCTCTGCTTGCTCCGAAGAACCATTTGCCAAGTTTAATTCCGAATTTTCTTTTTTTTTTACTTCTTCGTTAGCAAGTTGTTGTTCAGCCCAAGCAGATTCAAATGTTGCGAAATCTGTTTCTGTGCTTAAAACTCTAGCTTCTTGTGCTTGTTTGTGCATAAAAAGTTTTTGCTCTTCAGTTGATTGCGCAAATTCCTCAAACGAAGTCTGAGTACTTAGTATTCTACCTGCAATAAAACTGTCGTAAAGAGCCTGTAACTTATCCATATTGTCTATTAATTTATTGGATTACCAAAAGCATCCACATTAAGTTTTTTGTTAGTCTCTTGTCTCTTACTTGTTCTTTTAACTTCTTTTGAAGTTCCTTTACCTACAAGGAAAAATCCTAATCCTGATGTTTTAATATCTTCTTTTGTTGCTAGACTCCAAGAAGCTCGCTTAATATCATCTAATCCTTTTATTATTTGTGCACTAATCTCGTCTTCAGTTCCCTCCATATTAATTCTAGCAATTTCAACATTACCGTCTTTAACAGTAACTATATCACTACCTGCTTTTGCAGTACCAACTACAAGTTTGTTTCCTCCCGGAATTGATTTTAAAGCAGATTTAATTGCAGTTTCTGTTAAGGTTTCATCAAAGTTATTCTCATCATCTTTTACAAATGAATCAACACTTATGAATTTATCCATTTCTCTTAAGAATGTATCTTCTTGTGTTTCATCTATTTTTTGATTACTTGCTCCAAATCCTTTTGATTCAGCATTAAAACTTCTTTGAGGATTAGTTGAACTTGATTTCAATAAAGTATCTATATTATCAATTTTCTTTGTAGCAAAGAAATTGGCTGCTCCTGTAACCCAAGCATCTTGTGTCAATCCTGTGTTTGTGTTATCCGCAAAATCTAACTCTTCAGGTTGTCTACCATCTGTATATGTAATAATTACAGACTTAGCGTTTCTGTCAATGGTATCTATTGCAGGATTAGAACTTCTTAAGAAATCTATCGCTTCATCTACCTCAGCAGCATTACCATAATAAAGCTTAGCAACATTAGAAAGAGATGACTTTTCACCACCTACTTTATTAGCGTTGTTTGTGTCATTTGTAGTAGGAGATTTGTAATCATTAACTGATACTGCTTTTTTCTCTCTATTAACTTTGTTTCTAATAGCCGTACGCATATAAGCATATACCTCATCCTCTTGTTGTTTGGAGTTAGGGTTTATGCTCTCATCAAAAACAGGCACAACTGTACCTCCTTCTCTGCTCATTAGTATTAAACTCTTATCTTTTTTTGCTTCTTCTACATCAAAAGTAAAACTGTATTCTTTATTGTCTTTGTCAGCTACTACAAAATCAGTAAGTACAGATGAGATGTTATATCCATTTCCTGAGAGCTGACCTTTAATCCAATCGTTCTCAGCCGAAAGATATAAGTTTGCAACTTCACCTTCTTCTGTTGTTAGGCCTAAGTTTTCCATGTCGCTTTTAGAAAGCTTTTTTGAAAACGGGTCTATAGATGTAATTAACTGACCTGCAGAAGTTCTACCACCTGTTACTTTAGCAATTTCTGTCCACGCTCCTGTAGCTTCTACCCATTTTGAAGTAGCTGCCTCAACATTGTATTTATCAAAAGTACCTGTTATTTGACCACGCAATGCACTTACTGCAACTAAATCATTAGGGTTTGAAGATATTGTGGTTAATCCTGTGTCTTTATTTTTTTCTCTGTAACCTGCACTAACTTTTCCTGTTTGTGGATTAATGACTAATTCACTTCTATTAAAATTTGCAAATCCTTCAGCATTCTCCATAAGCCACACTTCCATTTTCTGAGAAGCGGTAGCAGGGTCTTGGCTTTTAAACCTTTCCATTTTAGTAGCGTACTGTGCTTGATAGTCTTCAATTAAATTAAAAGCATTTTCAGTTCCGTCAAGTAAATTTTGACGCATTTGAGTATATTCATATTGGTCTATACCTCCTGCTCTTAATAACTTATCTTGTACAAGAGTAACTTCTCTTGCATTATCAGCATAGGCAATACCCCAATTTCTAATAGTATCACTTTCTCCTTGAGGAATGACATCTAAAGTTTTTTGAAATTGTCTTGTGGCTTCATTAATAGCACCCTTCTTGTCAATCCTTGTTTGTATTTCATCTTGAACTACGTCAGATAACTGTGTTGTTACCTCAGCCCAATTTATTGCTGCCTGAGGGTCTCTCGGTTGATATTTATAGTATGTTGCCATTTATAGTCTTACATTTTTTAGATAGTCAAATGGGTCTTGAAAAGTTTTTGGTGCATAATTTCTAGACAAAGGATTGCCCAATTGGTCTATTGCTTGTTGAAAATCAAATTTTGCTTTTTTCTCAATTGGATTAAGAACAGGAGCTACGGGAGCAACTACGCCACCTGCCCCAACTACAGGAGCTGCGCCGGCTTTCCCTTTGGTCTCTGCTTCTAATTTAGCTGCTTCTTCTGCGGCTTTAATTTGAGCTTGTTTGTCCAATGCGGCTTGTTCAATCTCTGCATCCTCAATAGCTTGTTTGTCTTTAGAGTATAAAGCAAAAGCATTTATACCATCTGCTACTGCACCGATAGTGTTATTAAGTCCTTGTGTATTTTGTATTGCTGCTCTATTTTCAAAAGCTGCTGCAGCTTGCTGAGCACCTGCGACCTCTTGTAAGTCCATACCAACACTTATATCTCTAAGTCTTGAATCTTCTTCTGCTTTCTGTGCTTCAAGGTCGAATAAATCTTTATTCATTTCATCACGAATCTGACCTTGACCTTCTTGTTGTTGTGCTAATACTCTTCCTGCGGTAGCCGCTCCTCCTCTTTCGCTTTCAACACCTGCTTCTAATGCCTGTGCTCCTGCTGATAGCATTGCTTCTCTTTGTCTTTCGTAAGGTTCTTTGTTTATTGATAAAGCATCTGCGAAATTAACTTCAAGCTTTCTTCGTGCTTCCTCCATTTTTTTGTCAGCATCTCTTTCTGCTGCTTCTGCCGCACTTCTTGCTCGGTTTGCCGCAGTAAATGACATGATTGCTCCTGTTCCTTTTGCAGCAACACCAACTCCTGCAGAAATTAATAATGCCGTACCTGTTGCAATTCCCATATTATAATAGTTTTATCATCTCTTTATTGTAGCTATCTCCCTGTGCATACCCTTGCTTTTCATATGTCTCAATTAAGCTATTGCTTTTAATTAAAGCATATGCATATTTTGCTCCTGTAGACTTTGCTGCTTCTGTTAATCTTTCAATTAACAAGCCCATAGCTTCCTTTCGCTGAGGTTTTTTTCTGTATGTTTTACTTGATATAATCCAATCAATCCAAGCTACTTTTGAATTGGTATTGTAAATATATCCGGCACATATTGGAATATCATCATCAAAAATAATAATACCTCCTGTTCCATTTTCAGGAAGAAAGTCTTTTAATGGAGCATCCCATCCCCAATCTTGCCACCACCCTAATAATATATTGTCATAATTATCGTCAGTAATCTGCTTTATATTAAATTTCATTTACTAGCAAAGATAGTAAATTTATGGGTAGCTTTTCATTACTTCAGACTCTACCGTAAAAAGGTTTATAGGGATTGTGTCTACATTTGTAATTGTGAAGACACCGTAGTGTCCTAATATACCGTGCGATTCTGCTACTGCATTTTTAATGTATAAGAAAAAAGCATCTTGAATTGGTATCGCTACTGCAGGTGCTGCAATATTTATCACTATATTATTTACGCCATTTGGCAAATCAATATTTATTGATGTTATTGTTCCTGCTAACTGAGGAGCGGTATATGGTGGCAATGCAAAATAAAGCGCATCTCCAACTGACATTATTGTAGACAAATCTGTAGACAAATCAAAAGAAACTATTGTTCCCCCTGTAACTGACTCACTTCGTCCAATACCATTTAAAGAACGTAAAACGTATTCACTAGCTTGTGCAGGAATAGTTCCTGCGTTTCTTACAAAAGCATAAAAACTTCCTTCTTTTTCTTCATAATAAGATGCTTCAACAAAACCTCCTACTTGTATATCACTAGCAAGCGTAATAGACCATCTTGAATCTCCCTCTAAATTAATTGTTTTAAAAATTTTATTTTCAAGAGGATTATCATTAAAAACAGATGTAACAGTACTATTGTATTGAACACCGTAGAAGTTGTTTCGTGTTTCGTTTGTGTTATGACGGTAAAGGTTACCCCCGTTAAATGAATAGAAGTAGTTATTCATACCTATCATGTAATCAGGGTCATAAGAATAGAATGAAGGCCATCCATTTACTCCTTCGTCATATACTAAAGTGTTTGCCATTATTTATTTTTTAATATTATTTCCATTTTGTTTCCAATCTATCCAAAAACCTACCGCAACCATTAAGTGTAAAAATATAGATAAACCATATTCATACATATTATGCCATGTTGCAAAATGTAAGTGTACATGGCCTATCACCCAAAACGGTATAGCCATTTGTTGACTGTACCATATTAAAAAGAATATTACAAATCTTTTTATTCCGCACAATGTACTATATCTCCGCATTCATAAACTATTCCGTTAGTCGCAGTTGCATCAGGTGTTGCTCCTGAATTTAATTGTTGAATTGTTCCACAATAAGTTGCTCCTACTCCCGGTGTTCCTACTTGAAATTGAATAACATCTCCAATTACATTATTGAATGTATTTGCAACTGTGTAATCTAAAGCACTTGTACAATCTCTAAGTTGAGCAGTATCACAGTTTGCTATTTCTTCTATAATACCATTAGTTACTTTAATATATTTTGCACTATCTATTCCATAATAACCATTGGCTGCTTCTAACACTCCATTTGTGTCTTGAAATACGAAATCATGCAATGCAGGAACTCCTGCAGTACCTGTTACAGGCATATTATAAAGAAGTGAGTCTCTAACTTTTGCACAAGCTCCTCCTGATTCTGCATTATCAACAGTTGTGGTATTAAAGCTTATTAACTTTTGAGGACAGTCTACAGTAACATTCCATCCTGTAGTTGGGCAAGGCCCAATCATTTCTAGACTTATAACACTTGGAGTTGCAGCAGGCTTTGGTATAGCCATTGTACAAATCCCCGGAGAAGTTGCAGTTAATGCAAGTTGACCGGATATTATATTTCTACTATCTGTAGCTCCACTATCTACAAAAGCTCCTCCTACATAAGTATTAATAGGAACATTTGAAATAAGTTTTGGTAAGCCACAATTTGAAGTAGTAGCACCTACGTAAGTTGGAGTTCCGTTTTTTAATCCTTGTAAATAACCATAAATCTCAGAACTAAGTTTATTATTAACTACACTATTATAAGTTGCCTTTATACCATCAGGTATTCCTGAAGGCACAAAACGAATTCTAACTGCTCCTGTATCAGAACCAAGATTTACATCAAGACGAAAAATACCTGTTCCTCCTGCTGCTGAAACACTTGTTCCACAAGCAGTTGAACAACTATCACATATTTGTTCTGCTAATAATACACCATTTAATTGTTGTCTGCTTATAACTGAATCTGAATAAAATTGGTCAGGTGCAAGTGTCGTTAATGCAATATCTGCATAAACTGAAGTAGAGTTATTTAATGTTAATCCGTCTAAATAAAATGTTGCCATAATTTGATTTATTTTTAAGTTGGTTGTGATACACAACAACAAGCGTTAATTGCATTTGAACCAACACATAAGTCTATTCCTGTACTACTTCTATAATCCCAAATTAGATATAACTTGCTACCTGTACTAGGCATTCTAAAAGATGCCGTATAAGCAGTATTACCATTTGTTGGGGTTACAATAGGTGTTACAAGTGTTGAAGCCGTTACCAATGAATTTATATCAGCAGCATTATTACCATAAGCAGTATCGGTTCTTAAGAATCTAAATGAATCTTCTTTTACTAAGAAATCATAATCATCAAATCCAACTTTGTTTGATAGCATTGTTATTAAAGCATTGTCGGCAGGAATTACTCCTCCTCCTTGGAATCCTTTAATTTCTTTAAATAAAGATACAATTGGTGAAGCACCTGTTAAGAATTCTACACTTTCCGTATGTAACGGAGAAATAAATGTTCCATCTGACCATCTATATTCATCTGTAATAAACTTACCTCCGTCATTGTTGGAGTTTAAGTGAATTAGATTTATTGTAATTTCTTTAGAATCCGGACACTCATACGTTAATTCAATTGTTCCCGTTCCTAGAGTTTCTAATACTACATCAACAGTATCAACATTAACTTGGTTTTTATTAAATGTTAACACTCCATTTGCAACTACGCTTCCTGTTGTAAAAGTTTGTGCATTATATGTAGCTGATACAATAATAGGATTGCCTTCTGCTGAAAGAAATGAGTAACGTAAATCAACCTCTCCAACAAGAGCACCTAGGCTAACACAGAACTCATATCTATTACTTCCTAGCGATGTATAGGTCTGTGTAATACCACAACTTATACAAGGTATAGGATTAGGTGTTTTAATATTATTATTGCTTAAAACGTACTCATTCATGTAAGGGTCAAACCCTCCTAGTTTTTGAGTTTCAAAAGAAGACGTAAATAAATCTCTAAAATATCCTCTTAATCCAACTTTTGATACTACTACTAATTGTTCGCTTTTAGCACTTGTTCCTTTTAACAATATTACTGCACCTCTTTTGGCATCAGTAAAATATTTAGAATCACCATATAGTGCAAAACTTTCAGGATTTGAACTAATACCATATTCTTCAATTCTTGCTATCTGAGTTCCTAAAACTAAAGGAACTGTAGTTAATAAATTTCCTGCACCTGCATCAGAAAGTAAATTCTTTCCTGACAAGACATAAGATATTTTATCTTCCTGCAAAACAAGAACATCTGTCTCTCTTGCAAAAAGTTTTTGAATAGGCCCAAACGATGCTTCTAATGCTTTAAAATTTAGCAAGCCTCCGTTAAACTCATTTAATTTATTAACGTTTGATTCTTCATTATAGATACCACTATAAGTAATATCTGAAAATCTTTCTGCTTGTTGGAACTCTGTACCTTGAGTTGTAAGTGCTCGATTACCTAACACTAATGGTCTTCCTGTAATAGAATCTTGTATTTTAAAACTTTCTACACCATTCCCAAAAGCAAAACAATTAAAGAAATCTGTTTTAATTATTGCAGGAGTATTAGTTGCTATAACTTGATTTTGTGTATTACCTGTATGTTGACCTAAAGCATCTATAGGAAATGAATCTGAAGACTCATACCATAAATCAGGTTCTGCATCTTGTGCATTTGATTCAAAAACAATTGCAGTTACTGACCTTATAACAGTAATATTAACCTCTAAACGAGTTGCTTTTCTGTCGTTACCACCATACCCTTTAGTTGACCTTACTTGAAAGAAAGTACGTTGTTGAGGAGTTCCGGGAGAAGTTGTACCAACATAACAAGAAATTCTATTAACCTCACAACTTAAAAAGCCGGGAGTAGTTTGATAATTTGGGCCTGTAACACCTTCAACGTTTGTTTCTTGGCTTTCCAATGCAGCTCCTATATTATCTCCCTCAAACCATTCTTTAAAATTGTTATATAATGATGAGGAAGTAAATGTTGCATCAACTTCCCAACGTTTTGCAGGAACGCCTCCTTTACCTTTTCTTCTGTTTTTAATAACCATTGTTATACGAGTACCTTGTGGTATTGTATAATCTATAAATTGTCCGGGAATTGCAACGTTTTCTACATCAACAGGATAACTTATTGCTCGACATCCACCATTATTCGGCCCTACTACTTTTTCTCCATAAGCAATTACAGGATAGTCTCCAAGCTGAGTATTAAAATTATTTGCTTGAATTTTCATATAAGTTCCTGCGGGAACTAATAAAGTTTCATCTGCAGAGCCAACAGGAGGAGGGTCTAAAAATTCTCGTGGTTGTGCTTTTTTCTCTAAAACAGTTGTTCTAGTACATCTTTGTCTAGGGCCATTCGTATCTGTTTTAACAAACAACTCATCACCTTCTTCTATTTTTTGAGAATTCTGTCCGTCAACTAAAAAGAATGTTGCGCCTGATGATGGGTCTCTAAAAAAGAAATTTGAATATATTATATCATATTCTGACTTATCAGGTTTAATACAAAACTTATATCTTTTAGCCCATGAAGGAGCTATTTGTTCCGTAGGAATGGTTACGCTTATAGTATTAACTGTATCAGATAAAGAACAAGGAACGTGTTGTGTGTTATTAGCACTTACAAGAGCTGATGATGACCTGTTAAATTCATCCATATAAACAATAGCCACTTCATAATCTCTATTGCTTTTTAAACTTTTAGGGTCTCCAATTTCTTGAAATGCTGATTGAGCAAGTCTTATGTCATAATATGCATAAACTGTTTGTGTAACATCTGCAGGAATTAAAGAGTCAACATACTGTACTGCAAGAAGTTGAAATGTAATTTTCTCTGAAGTAGGACTTGATATTATTTCAATAGGTTGGTTTACTGCACTAATACCACTCTTAACTTTAAATAAATCATTTACGTCATTTTCAACTATACAATTAAATGCATCAGTAAACGTAGCTCCTTGACATGAATCTTGCACAGGCAAAATACCTGCAACTGAACCAACTCTGTCTATAAAATCTGTATTAATTGAAAGTGCATATGCACTTGTATAATCTTGTTGAAGTGTATAAATAAAATTAACCTGAACGTCTGCCTGTTCTTCTGTTGGGAAAGGAGTTTGTCCGGTATAACTATTAAACTTAAAACTTATATCAATATCTATAACAGAACCTGCTTTTAAAACAAGACCTGTTAAGTCAATTGAAAATTTAGCTTTAGAAGTTACATTACCATCAATTGTAAAATTAGCATCTAATGTTTCTGTTTCTATTGTTGAACTACCTACTTGTTGAGAATCTAATTCAAGAAAATATAAGAATTGAGTAGGAGTTGAAACTCCTTCAGAATTTACTCTTGCTAAGTCATAACCTTCTGTGTAGTTCCCATACATAAGCCTATTCCCCATAAGGGTTTGAGCTTGAGCAATTTTAGGAACATTATCAAATAATCTTAATATTTCTCCTGAAGGTAATATTGTAAAAATCTTACTATTACTAAATGTAAAAGTATAATCTGTATTGTCAGCGTACCCTAAGTCTTCTTTGTTTAATTTCTCTATAACTTTAATTACAGAACTATTCATGTCCTTAAACAAAAGGTCTATCTCTGTAACAAGTGGCCCTCCTGAATTGTAAGTTACATCACACATGTTTGACGTGTTTAACATTCCTGCATTTAAAGCAGTAGCTAAATCATAATCAAATATGTTAGGAATAAAAGAAGGTTCACTAAACTGCGATGTTGCAGAATATTCACCATCTTCATATCTATATCTATATGCAAAACAAATAAATCTGTTTTGTAAAAAATTATCTTCTGTATTGGTAAATAATGGAACAATACTCGGAGAAGTTGTTGGTGGTTTTTTAATCACCTTAATTGACTCCGCACTAAATCCATCTATATTCCCAACAGGATTCCCATAATTTTTTGTAATATTAAATTGTCTTGGAGGATTAATGTTGTCTGTAAAGAAAACTAAGTCTTCTATTTTGTCTACTCCTGTAATAAGAAATTTATTATCAAAGTCTAATGTGGTATTTACTCCACCTCCATCATTTATACTTATAATATGATAAGTAAGTAAATCAGTTATAGTATTGTATGACAATATCATATCTACTTTTCCTGTAATAGAAACTTCTACAGGTTCTGTATTAGATGTAATAAACCAATATACAGTTTCATTAGCACCATCCTCAAAAGCTCCAATACAACGAGCTCCTACTAAAAGAGTTCCTTCATATCTAATATCAGTAAGTTTGTCGTTTCCTTTTGTGTTCTCAACAACTCCTATTTCAGAACCTTCTGTAGAACCCATACGGATATTTAATGCATCAATGTACTCCCCGTTTGGCACGAGTCGTTCATCAACCATTTTGTTCATTTTACCCTGTATAAAATTTCTTGAAAGATTTGCCATACTATTTTATCCATTTATCTTGCCCTCTTAGATTCTGTAATAATCTTCCGGGATGTATGTTGCTAATTCTAATTTTTGCGTTTCTTAGTAACGCAGTTTTACGCTTAAGCATACGCTTAACAATATATTCTTGAGTACCTACTTTAGAACCAAGTATGGCATACTCAACTGAAGCATATACATATTCTTCAAATAATTTGTTTACTGTAATTTTACTATCATCACCACCTTCCATACCGTCAGATATGTATTCAAGAATCACTAAATTTTGACCTACACTTGAGCTAAAGTTTATTACTCCGGCTTTTCTATCTATAGTAAAAGTTGGATTAGCATTTGCAGTTTCAGTATTTAAACCAAACCTTGCTCCAATTCCATAATCAAAATACCAATTGCCATCAACGTTATATCCAAGTTGTCCGTCAAATTGACCACCATTCCCGTCTAAATATATACTTGGTTTAGTTCCTGAAATTCTATCAATATCGATAGTTGAATCTTCAGGTCTTAAAATATTACCTGCTTGGTCAAATAAGACTCTACCTGTTTGGTCTTGAAGATATGCTTGAGCACTTTGAGCTTGAATGTTTTCACTTAATGGATATAATATACCATCTCTATACATAGATATCCTAACCCAATTTACATAATCAGGAGGAAAAACAAATCTAAGACTGTCATCAACTGATAGTTCTAGTATTTTTATTTCTTTAAATGCATCGTAGTTTAATTCCTGAACTGCTCTCTTAGCGTGAAACAATATTTTAAATCGTTCTTCGTTATTTACAAGACTATGATTGCCTTGATACATTAACATAAAATTGTTAACTATGTCGTATAATGAGACATATTGATATGAGCCCCAATTAACATCTTCAGGTGGATTAACTCCATTGTCGTAGTACTGAAATTCTGATATATATGCCATTATGATTCTTCTTGGTTATCTTGGTTTTCTTCTGCTTGTGCAAATGAATAAACATCCGCTTCTCTAATCATAACTCCTGCGTATTGAAGTATTTTTAAAATCAATCCTACTTCATCATCAAGAGGTATTTCAAAGTCTTGATAATCACTACTACTTTGGTCAAAAACAGGAGTTCCGTTTACCAAAGTGATAAATGTCCATTTTGGTTCTAGAGGATACCTTAAGTATTGTGCTTTTACCTGACCTATATTACTTATAGTGTTTGGATAAGCAGTTAAGTTATTTGCTTCTTGTGTGTAAGAGGGAAACGTTAAATTTGGTGCAGTAAGTAATGAATTGTTTAACATAGTTATTTTACTATGCGTAACTTTTTCTGCTTCTTCAAATTTACTTGTGCTAAGGTATATTGCGTAAGGTCTTCCAATCGCATTTAAATCATTTCGATTAGTTGTTATTGTTGTTGCATTATCTATAATAGTGACAAGAGCATATTGAACCCCTCCGTTTTCATACGCTATAACATCACCAACACTTATACCAACAGTAAAGTCAGCAGTAGAATCTATAAGCTTGTTAGAACCTCCTGTTGTTGCAGTAGTGTTTCCACTCGCTAATAGCGTTTGGTATATTATTGCTTTATTTAATAAGTAATAATCATCTCCTGTTGTTAATTGAGATGGAAGCGAATAAAGATTTCCAAGAATTTTTACTAATCCTTTTGTTTCTGAAAATATTTCAATAGCTTCTTCTATACCTTTTCGTATATCTGCATACCCCGTTCCTGATTGACGAGCGTTTTCCTTGTTAATCTGATAGTTGTACTCATAAAAATAATTTTCAAAGATGTCTAACTGTGCTTGCTTTGCAAATAAGTTAAAATCTGACGGAGATAAATATCCGTAATTGTTTTTATTTAGCACAGACAGAACTGTATTTCTTACTGTGTTTATCATTATAAACTTTTTTGTAAAGATAAGCAAAAAAAAAGAGGGGCTTAAAATAGCCCCTCCTTTGCTTAATTGAATTTATTGTTTAATTACTTGAGTAGTTTTTCAAGCATTTTAAGCTCTTCAACACCTTCATCAGTTTGTAAATATGACGCTACAATAAACATAGGGTCTTCGTTGTAAGGTACTGTAAGCATTCGTGTTTTGTTACTTGTTGTGTTATACCACACTTCTTTTTTATTCTTTCTAAATGTCAATAATCCCTTATCAAAAAACAAGGCAACATTTGCTTGTAATTTTAACATTGGGTCTCCTAAAACATTTATAAAGTTTTGTGGTTCTCTTTTGGCATATACCAAAATATCACGTCTTAATTCTGCAGTTGAGGTTCTTGAAGTATCTATTCCAAAAAGAACTCTACTTACATTCTCAACCATATCTACACTTAAGTTTCTTGCTTCAATTAAAGCATCTACCTCAAGATTAAGAGTATTTACTATTTCCGCAGCATCTGCTGCTTTATCCACCTCAACGAATCGTTTTCCGTTTAAAGGATGTAGTGACATGAATTTCTGTAATACTTGATTTTCTTTTCCAACATTTAAAAACCCATCTTCAAAGATAACCGGTTCTAAAATTGCATTACCATCTTGTTCATCCTCGTAAGGACTTTTTTGGTTTTTGGCATAACGAAGTGCTCGGTTTTCACCTGTGTCTTCATCAAAATGCAATAGAGGAAATCTACGTGAGTTACGTGTTGGCAGCATAAAAGAAAGAGGAGCTGATTCTCTTGTTAATTTGTATTGTCTTGCGACAAAAGTTATTTGTTTTTTCATTTGATAAGATTTAAAATTTATGATAAAAAAGGGATAGTGTCCTTGAAGACACCATCCCTTATAATATTAATCTTCTTATTCAGAGAATATGAAGAAGTTATTTGCACCTAATGTACATACTGCTCTTTCAGAAAGGAAATTTACTTCCATTGCATCTAAACTAGAAGTCTGAGCACCGCCTGCAGAACCTGTAATCCAAGTTTTGTAACGTCTGTCCTCAGTTTCTGAAGCTCTGTATCTTACGTGTAAGAAAGGTCTCTTAGCATTTTTTCCTAAGACTTGGTCATAAACCGATGTAGAACCTGCAGGAACTAACAATCCATTTACTCTACCTGAACCTGCAACAGTAGAAAGTCCACCTCTCATTGTTGGGTCATTCAAATATTTCCAATCAGACTTGTAAAAGTCATAACCTCTTCTGAATCCTGTAAATCCTAAATTCAATGCCATTGTATCGTCATTGTCAAAAAGACCAAAAGATGCAGAGTTAGAAGCACCACCTACAACAA